CCTAGACAACAAGATTGGGTGGATCACAAGCCAGTCCACGCGCCCACGAATGCTCACCGCTCTCCAAATGCAGATCAGAGATAACCCGGAGACGATTCGGTGCGAGCGTTTGATTGAAGAAATTAAAACATTTGTATACGACCGGCGAGGAAACTCTGGCGCGGACCACGGAGAACACGACGACCTTGTAATGGCTGCCGGTGGCGCGTACGCCATCATGCAAGAAACAACATATCGCCCAATAAACTTGCTTCCACAGAAGCGTACGCGAACGTCTAGCACAATTACTAGACGCTCCCCGCGCGTATGATAAGATTATACTCATGAGTAATAAGCCAACAGGACAATTTGCAAAGCAGGCCGCAGGGTTCGCCTCTGACCGCAAATACTTTGTTGACAATTTTGTTCGCCCCGAAGACAAAAAGGCTTACGACTCGCCAATCGTTAGAGATCGCATGAGGCGAGTGCAGAACAACAACGCTGCTTCTGCTGCAAGTAAAGAGAACATGACTAAGCGCGGAAACCCCCTGAGCATCGTTGCCAACGAGGAAACACCCAATCCGGCGCGGCGCATGCGAGAAATGAACGCAACAAAAGCAAACAGCAAACCGTCTAAAGGACTCTGATAATGGCATTCCCCAATACTCCTAAGCCCGCCCCCGGCATAATGGGCGGCGTCCCTAAACCCGGCCCTGCGCGCACTCCTCCAAAGGCTGGTGCTAAGCCCCCCATGACTGGTGGCCCCTATGGCGGCATTACTGGCGGCGTTGTGAAACCCAAGAGCGGTGAACAATTGCCACCAACGGCCCCCAAAGCAGCCGGAACCGCATCGACGACTAAGAAAGTCAAGTCGTTTATGAAGAAGTACGGGCAGGCTTAACATGCCAATGATGCCACAAGCCGCACCAGCAGGACCCCCGATGGGCGCAATGCCGCCGAGCGGCGCTCCCCCACAGGGCGGAGACGATCAAGCCCCCGCCGCGCAGATCCTCCCAATCATGGCGATGCTCGCACAGCAGCAGCAGGGCGCGATGCAGCAGCAGCAGCAGCAGGAACAGGCTCTCAAAGAGGCGATGCGTCAGCAGATCCTTCGTCTTGTCAGCATGATGCCGACGGAAAATCCTGCCGGAATGGCGGCTCGCACTGAGCCAATGCCAACGAGCATGTCGCCAACGGATCAAAGCGGAACTCCTGATATGGGTAATGCCCCGATGGGTATGGAGGATTAATAATGGCTTGGACTACCCCCACACGTTATCCAAACTCTGATGAGCAGGCTAATAACGAAGATTTCCTTAACGTCAACGTTATCGACAACCTTGTTAACCACGAAACGCGACTACTTCTTGCAGAAGCAGCGTGGACAACATGGACTCCCACTTTAAGTGGAGTTACCATTGGCAACGGCACCGTTCAAGCGTATTACCGCAAATATGGAACAACAGTTAACATTGCTTTTGGTATTACGCTTGGTAGCACTTCAGCAATTACAGGCGATATTCAATTTACGCTTCCATTTAATGCTGCCACTGCTCCCGGCGAGCAGGGATTAACAGTTTTTTACAACGATTTTGGAAACGCCACATATCCCGGAGTTGGAATTGTTGCAGCGGGAACTGTTTATGCGCGAGCAATAAACGCCGCATCAACATACGCGCAAGTTGCAAACTGTAGTTCTACAGTTCCTTTTACTTGGAATGCTACGGATCAGATTCGTGTTTCTGGTTCATACTTTTCGGTTTAACCTAGCGTTCTGATTGAAGAAAGAAACCACAAATGCCAACTAACAAATTTTCTCAAAACGATGCGTCTGTCATTGCGCCATATACTCGCGCAGTAAGCCTTACTCTCAGCGACACTGTTGACCTTACCGAAACTCCTCGCGGCCTACATGTGCATGCGGGTACAGCATCGACTCCAGTAAAAGTAATTATGGCTGGTGACACTGTTGCCGTTACGCTTCAGTTGCAGACGGGATTTATCTATCCCCTGCGCGTAAGTCGCGTATACGCTACCGGTACAAGCGCAACAACCGTTATTGCTCTATACTAAAAACCGTGATTAAAGGCGATCAGACCAAGATCCTCTCGCGCTTCAACAAAGCGTTCGCATCCGCGAACCAGCACCACACGAAGCGTGTAGACAAGTACAAGAAATGCGACGACGCATACAACGCTGTACTTAAGCCACAAGAAGACAACTGGCAGTCTGACCTTCACCCGCCATACGTCATGCAGATCGTGGAACTTCTCGCGTCTAACCTTATTGACGAGAACTCCAAAGCAAAGGTTATCCCCGGACAACCAATCAATGCCGAGACAGCATCGTTGCATGAACACCTCCTTCAACAGCAGCGCGAAGCAGACAGATACAACGAAAAACTTGTACCATTTGTACTCCAAGCACTGATTCGCGGCATTACCGTTGCAAAGGTGACGTGGCAGGAAGAGTGGCGCAAGACGCAAGTCAAAGAGTTTAAGGCTTCCCCGTATGGCGCACCCATCGGTAGCGTCACCGAGCAGCGATACCCGTACCGTCAACAGCCTAGTTTTACACCCGTAGACGCCAAGCAGTTCTTGTGGGACCCCGCCGCACACTCGCTAGACGACGCAGCCGAATGTTTTCACATCACATACGAAACGGTAAGTAGCGTCAAGAATAGTGGCGTTTACGAGAACGTAGACAAGATTCACGCTGGCACCGCTCCTTCTGGCGTTGACGACGCAACCAACAAACGCAAGGGCCGCGTCGAAATTATTGAATGGTGGCACCGCGAAGGCGACGAAATCTACCTCACCACCATCGCCAATCGTGCCGTCGTTCTTCGTGACGAGTGCAGCCCATTCTGGCACGGAGAGTTCCCATTCGTAGTCGCATCGCCAATGCCTAGCCTATTTGAAATTGGTGGCAAGAGCATTGTAGAAATGGTCGCTGATATTCAGGCAGCACTGTGGGAGATGCAGAATCAGCGCATCGACAACACTCGTTTCATGGCAAACGCGGCAGTGTTCGTTGACCCCGCCGCAGAAATCCAAGACTTCCGCCTACAGCCCGGTGGCATCCTGCGCGCTCGCCCCGACCAGATCCAGCCTTGGCAGCCCGCCACGAGCATCCTCGCCCCGACCGTACAGGCCGAGGAACTTCTTAAGGGAGACTTGCAGAACCTTAGTGGTGCTGTCAGTTACCTCAGCGGCGCTTCTAACTCGCAGATGGATCAGACCACTGCCACTGGTATTAGCATTATCCAAAACATGGCGACAAAACGCATCATGCGGATGAAGCAACAAATTCTATTTGCACTTAAGCGCGTAGGTGAGCAGCAGATTTCGCTTAACCAGCAGTTGCTCCCCAATGCTGTTGCTATTCGTATTGATCGTGGCGCTGCCGGTATCGAATGGCAAGCCGCTACGCCCGCACAACTTCAGGGCAAGTACGAGTATCGCGTAGAAGACGCTTCCGAGTCGCTGATTCGTCAAGAGCGCCGCGCAGAAGCACTTGCAAAAGCCAACTTCCTCACCGCTAACTACGCTTTGTTCCAGCAGGATGGCGTCCAGATTGACCTCAAGAAGATCCTTGAAGACGTTACGGAAGCGTTTGACGAAGACCCCCGTAAATACTTTAAGGAAGAAGTTGCAGCGCCAGCCCCGACAGGCGCTCCCGCGTCCCCTCCGCAACTGGTCGGCGGGGTTGGGGCGGAAGCGGCACCGACACCCGAAGCACAGGCGGCGGCTACCGCAGCGCCCGCTCCCGCTGAGGCCGGTGCCGCTGCTCCGCCCGGAGTAGCATGACCGAACTATTAGATTCCGTTCTGGGTCTGAGTATGTGGAGCGCGGTAGAGGAAGAGATCCAGCGCAAAAAAGACGTGTTGCTCCGCCAGATGGTGTACGATAATGTTACCTACGAAGAGTATTTGCGCATTAGTGGCGAAGTGCGCGGGCTAGACTTTACGCTAAAACTCAAATCAAGGAGAACTTCTGGTGTCTGAAGATGACATGATTACCGAAGCAGTACGAGCCGCAAACGCGGATGAGGAAGTGGTTGAGGAAGAGGGCTACGTCGAAGAGGCGGCGGAGGGCGAGTATTACGAGGAAGAGCCGCGCGTATTTGCGGGCAAGTACTCCACTCCTGATGATCTTGAGAATGCGTATCTTGAGTTGCAGCGCAAGTTCCACGAGTCGCGCCAGCCAGAAGAAGAACAGCAGTACGAGCAGCCCGTCCAGCAGTTCTTTGGTACTGAGCCGCAGAGTCAGGACGAACTCGTTTCGTTCGCCGAGCAGGACCCAACGAACGCTGCACTCTGGGTTATGCAGAACCAGAACAATGTTCCCGGCGATCTTGCTAACGCTGTCCTTGAGCATTGGTGGACGCAGAAGCCGTGGGAAGCAACGCAGTACTACATGGATCAGCGCATGTCGATGGAGCGCGATGAGATGGCTGGAATGACGATGCCACTTGTTGAGCAGCACGAGCGCGCAATCATGTCAGAGGCGTACGATCACCTCGTCGCCAACGTGCCGGACTATGATGAGTATCAGGATCGTGTTGAAGAGTTTATTGACACGCACGACGTGAGCGGCATCATTAACATCGGTAGCGAGAATGATCCGGTTGCGCTTTCCGAGGGGCTTGGTACAATTGTAGGTATTCTGAAGTGGCAAGAATATCAAGAAGCCATGAGGAATCAAGGAATGCTTGTTCCAGATCAAGAAGTCCCTAACGGTTCGCAAGTTAGCACTAGAAACACAACCACAGATTTTGGTTCTGAATCCAGTGATATGGATGAAATGATTCGGGCAATGATTCTTAACGCTTAGACGGGCCGCTAGACCAAGGCGACACCCCAACTAGGGTTTTTGACCAGATTTTTATAAAAAACTTTTAGTCAAGGAGGTACAGCAAATGGCTGTTACCATTCTCTCGGGTGTCGCTGATGACAACGACATCCTGTCCAATCGACGTATTGTCGATATGGACCCAGTTATCAAGATGCTTGAGCCGGACGACGCTCCGCTCACGGTCATGCTTGCGCAGATGCCACAGCGCCCTGCCAAGTCTCAGAAGGTTGAGTGGCTTTCGGATCAGTTGATGCCGCGCCTCACGACCTTGAACAACAGTGGTAACGTTTCCAGTGTTGCAACGACGTGTGTTGTTGCTACTGGTACTGGTGCGTACTTCCGCGCCAACGACGTGCTTCGCATGAGCAACGGCGAGAACGTCAAGGTCACGTCGGTTTCGACTGACACGCTGACCATCGTTCGTTCGATTGGTGCAGTCGCAGCCGCAACCATCACTGACCTCACGGACGTTATCAAGATTGGCAATGCCGCCACTGAGGGTGCCACGCTTGGCACGATTCAGATGACGAAGCAAGTAGCGAACTACAACTACTGCCAGATCCAGCGTGATCCGCTGGGTTTCACGAACACGCTTATCAACTCTGACCTGTATGGTGGCTCCGAGCCGCAGTACGAGGCCAAGAAGAAGTTGATGGAGCATCGTCGCCAGATTGAGAACACGTTGTTTTTTGGTCAGCGTGATCTTGATACGTCTACGGCAGCAACGCCGCAGGCGTATTGTGGTGGTCTGGTGGACTTCATCAGCACGAACATCACGAGCGTTGGCGGCAGCCTGACGGAGAGCGGTTTTGCTACGTTCCTTCGCAGTTCCTTCCGCTACGGTTCGCGCGACAAGGTGCTGTTTGCCTCGCCGCTGATCGTTTCGGCACTGTCCTCGTTCGCTCAGAGCAAGTTGGCTCCGAACGATTCGGGTCCGGGCGTCAAGGACTACGGCGTTTCGCTCCAGACGTATCGTGGCGCAAACGGCACGAGCGTCAAGATCGTTGAAAAGCGCGACTGGTCCGACTTCTCCACGACCTCCAATCAGGTTGGTTCGTGGGGTGTGCTGGTTGACATGGAAGACGTGATGATGCGTCCTCTCCGCAAGACCGTTCTTCTGCCGGACCGTCAGGCCCCGGACGAGGATTCGATCAAGCAGGAGTACCTCACTGAGTACTCGTTGCAGGTCGGCACTGAGCAGAATCACGCTATTCTGCGCGGCGTCACCGGCTACTAAGCCAACAAGTTAGACAACAGGGAGCCTCTGGCGCTACAATAAAAGTAGTGTTAGAGGCTCCCTTCAACGTTCAGAAAGAAGAATTATCTTATGCGATTTGTTAGCCGATCTGCTAACTACATGCTCATTGCCCGACCAGATGCCGATTTTGAGGTATTTGAGAATCGGGAAGGTACCATGCTTCCGCGAATGATTCGACGCCCAATCCTGATCCTAGAATTTAAGCACGGTATGGTGCGTCCCGACGAGTCGTACGCAGCGACTATGCACTGGCAGGGACAGGCTACAGTGCGAACCGACCCCGAGCGCTTAAACGCTCATGGTGATTCGGCAAACGGCGTGTATGGTGCCGTACCGTATCAGCGTGGCGTTAGCATTCAGGACGGCGTTGGTCGCATTGTTGGCGTTAGTGGGTCTAGCCGCCCAGACTTTAACTTTAGTTTGTACGACACAACGTGGCTGGAAGACGCCGAGGATCGTGCAGACGCAGAGAAGGCACTGCTTGAGAACCCCGACAATGGTGCGTGGTACGTCAAGGTTGACGCAATTGAAGTTCCGCTTCCGTGGCCTAACTACAACAAGGTTCGCGCCAAGTCTGGCAGCACCGTTGCGGCAGAGATCGCTCGTCGCTGCGAGGAAGACGGCTACGACACGGCTCACGTTATCGACTACGAGAAGACTCACGCCAATCGTCCCGCAGTGCTAGAGGCACTAGAGGCTCTTGGCAAGCGCACTGCTGACGAAGTAGAAGCAGCAGAAGCACTGACGGTACAGGTAGTCTGATGATTGGCGTTCCCGTCCAAGCACACGGAGAGGAAACGCTAGATTACGTTGCGC